AGGGGTGGCTACAGCTTATCCTATCGTAAAATCTGGCGAAATTGATTTTAAGTGGGTTGATAAGGTAAGAGCTAGTTACAAGCATTACATTCAAAATCCGCAATTTAATGAAAAAACTAATGTTAATAAACACACTCATATTAGAAGATGCCCAGGTATATTTGAGATACTTGAAGCCGGATATATTGTAAGATTACCATATGATATAAATGTATATGCTGACAGATCAAATCAAGAGCTTCATCACACTCTGCCTCAGCCGGCTTTTGCACAAGTTTTAGATGTTTCTTCTATAGTTCATCCAAATCACGGTATACCCGGAATTGAAAAACTAAATATTAAAATTGCAACTGGATGGGAAGTCTTATCTCCTGTTAAATTCTTAATTATACCAATTCCATATCCTGACGGCACACCGCCGATCGAATCAAGTATTGGAATATTAGATCCATCTTTTTCATCTGAAATTAATTTGCAAGGATGGTGGAACGCTGAAGGAGAGGTATTGTTGCCAGCGGGCATGCCTCTCATGCAGCTTATTCCTCTTACTGAAAGAAATATGAATTTAATTTGTAGGGAAGCAACTGTTTCAGATATTAGATGGGTTAATACCAAAAAGTATTTGCAGCAGCACACATTTTCTTCACCTACAGCAAAAAAAGTAATACAAAAAGTATATCAACACTTTTGTTTGTGATATATATAGATTAGAGATGCCGGTAGTCGGGTCTCATTTTTAACCTTGCATAAGTCATGGAGGTACATATGACTGGAACATTCGCATTTCCGCGAAACGCATTTCTTGGTTTCGACCACATCTTTGATCAGCTTGAGAATATTCACAAGCATTCAAAAGATACTTATCCACCACATAACGTAGTAAAAGAGGATGAACTTAAGTATTCTTTAGAACTCGCTGTGGCTGGATTCAAAGAAGAACATATCGATATCGAAGTAAAAGACCATGTCCTTTACATCAAAGGTGATCGTCCTCAAAGGCGTGAACAAGATAAGTATGTTCACAAAGGTATTAGTGCTCGAAATTGGAATAAGTCATTTAGACTGTCGGAATATACCGAAGTAACTGGAGCAGATCTAACGGACGGAATCTTGACTGTCAATTTAGAAGTCGTCCTTCCAGAAGAGAAGCAGCCTCGTAAAATTTCAATCACGAAAAACGAGGAATTATTAAATGACCGCAATCGTACTAAAAAGCTTAAGTCTGCCTAAACTTTCTTTTAATTGGATCGTAGAAATATTTTCATCAATCGGCAAATCTATAACAGTTTCACGCCAGTGTGCAGCAAACGAAGTAATAGCAAAAGCCTTATTGCATGAATATCCAAATCATACTTATCATAGTCTCTTAGCAGAATTAAATCGCACAACAATTCAAGGGGCATACAATGATAAATAATCTTTGGAAGTATTTCTTTAAAAAGGCTGGTTGTTCAGCCGATTCAATTTGGGAAGTAGAACAGTTGCTCATGAAACAGGTAAATAGGATCAACTAATGTGGCCTTATACCGAAGAAGAAAATGAGCAATTAAGCTAATTAAAAAACAGGAGAATAGCGATGAAGGGTACCGAACGTCAATGTAAAAAATGTCAACATAGGTGCCATTGCTATTCTCCAGATTGTCCCGAATGCCACAATGACGTGTGTACTCAATGCCATTGTGATAAACCGAATATAAAAGATATACCTGATTCATTTGTAAAAGGGAACACATAAAATGAATATTGAACAATTACGTGAAGAGATCTCTATAGATGAAGGAGTAAAATATGAAATATACCTTGATCATCTCGGTCTCCCTACTTTTGGCATTGGTCATTTGGTTAGGGATGACGATCCTGAGTTTGGACAACCAGTTGGCACAGCTGTCAGCAAGGACAGAGTCAACGAGTGTTTCGATAAAGACGTTGAAATTGTTATCAACGACTGTAGACAATTATACGAAGACTTCGATGATTTGCCAAGCGAAGCCCAACTCATTATAGCTAATATGATGTTTAATATGGGTCGACCACGCCTATCAAAATTTAAGGGTATGAAACGCGGTGTAGATGCTCGTGACTGGAATGCAGCGGCTGATGAGATGGTAGATTCAAGGTGGTACCGTCAGGTCACTAATAGAGCCGATCGTCTAGTACAAAGAATGAGGTCTATCGCATAAAACAGTGTACAATCCATTGAAACTAGTGTATAATATATTATGTTATTGGAGGTTGTATGTCTTTTTATACCAATGTCGATCGTCACGGCAACAAAATACTTTATCGCGGATATAATCATCAAGGTGTTCCGCAAACTCTAGAATATAAACTTGGTCTCGATAGAGGTAATGACTATCGACCGGTTCTCTATGTACCTGCAAAAGGTAAGACAGAGTGGCAGGCTCTTGACGGCAATTATGTAGAGCCTGTATATTTTCACAATTATAGTGAAATGAAAGAATTTATCAATAAGTATGAGAACGTTGATAGCTTCAAGTGGTATGGTCAAGATAGAATTATCTGGCAATTCATTCAGAAAAAATTTCCAAAAGAAGTAGAATTTAATCCATCACTTATTAATACAGTCTTTATGGATATTGAAGTCCATTCAGAAGATGGATTTCCCAATCCTGATGACGCTCAATGGCCAGTAACTGCTATTGCTCTTAAGTCTTCGAAAGAAGGTGTGTATCGCGTATGGGGTTGTGGTGAGTATGATAAAGAAAAATCACCACATACTCATCTCAATATTCGATACATTCGCTGTGAAGATGAATACGCCTTGCTTGAATCATTTATGGGATATTGGACATCAGTCTATCCTGAAGTCATCACAGGTTGGAATGTACGCGGCTTTGATATTCCATATCTTGTAAATCGTATGAAGATTCTGTTTGGTGAACATATTGCTCGTATGCTTTCACCATGGCACAAGCAATTTAAAGACTGGGCTATTCGTCAAAAGTCTGTTGCATTTAAGATGAAGACTATGAATACCTATCAAATTGCAGGTATTTCACAGCTTGATTATATGGATCTTTTTCAGAAGTTTGGCTATTCCTACGGTCCTCAAGAATCTTACAGTCTTAATCATATCTCACACGTGGTACTTGGCGAAAGTAAGTTATCATATGAAGAACATGGTAGCTTACGCAATCTGTATACAGATGATTATCAACTCTATATTGATTACAATATCAAGGATGTGGAGCTCGTAGAAAAGCTTGACACTAAACTTGACCTATTGAATCTCGTCTTTACAATGGCTTATAAAGCAGGTGTCAATTACGGAGATACGTTTGGTACTACAGCGATATGGGATTCTATCGTGTATCGTGAATTGTCAAAGAGAAAGATAATTATTCCTGGTCCACCTGATCGACGTGAGCGTGAAGGTGCCTATACTAAATTCGAAGGTGGTTATGTTAAAGAACCACAAGTCGGTGCACATGATTGGGTAGTTTCCTTTGATTTGAATTCTCTGTATCCTAACATCATTGCACAGTGGAACATGTCACCAGAAACCATCGTAATGAATGGTGATAATCTATCTCGTTCTGCAAAAGCTGGTGTATCATTCAATAATAATCGCGAAGGCGTTTTCCCTATGCTTGTCAAGCAGTATTATGATGATCGTAAGTCTGCCAAGAAAGAGATGATTGAATGGCAAAAGAAACAGCAGAAAGAAGGTACAAACACCGAGATTGAAAAACAAATTGCTTCTCTTAATAATAAACAGATGGCAATTAAGATCTTGATGAATTCTCTGTTCGGTGCTATGGGTAATAAGTGGTTTCGTTATTTTGATCTACGAGTTGCAGAAGGTATCACTCTCACCGGTCAGCATGTAATTAAGACCTGTGAAAAAGTCGTTAACGATGAGATGAATAGATTACTTGGAACTCAGGATGATTTTGTAATTGCTATTGATACAGATTCAATATATGTTAACTTCTCAAAGTTTGTACAGAAGTTTCAGCCAAAAGAACCAGTAAAGTTCCTCGATGAGTCATGTCAAAATCACTTTCAAAAAATCCTTGACAATGCTATGGAAAAACTCTTCAAGGATATGAACTGCTTTGAAAATCGTATGGTCATGGAACGCGAGGTAATCGCTGATCGTGGTATATGGACAGCAAAGAAAAGATATATTCTGAATGTACACAACTCTGAAGGTGTACAGTATGAAGAACCAAAACTCAAAATCATGGGTATTGAAGCAATTAAATCTTCTACACCTACAGTGTGTCGTGCTAAATTAAAAGAGATATTCAAAGTTATTATTTCTGGAACAGAAGCCGATGTGCAAAATTATATCTTAAAGTTCAAACAGGAATTCAAGCAACTTCCTGCAGAAGAAGTAGCATTTCCTCGCGGTGTTACAAATCTTACTGAATGGCGAGATAAGAAAACTGTTTATAAGAAGGGCACTCCTATTCATGTTCGTGGTGCTATATTATATAATAACATACTGAAAGAAAGTAACCTTTCGAATAAGTATGAGTCTATTGGTAATGGTGATAAGATAAAGTTTCTCTATCTACGATTGCCAAATCATCTCAAAGAGAATGTTATATCTTTTCCAGTTGTAGGTCTACCAAGAGAATTCAAATTGGATCAATATATCGATTATGAAAAGCAATTCGAGAAAACATTCCTAGATCCACTGCAATTAATTCTCAATGCAGTGGGCTGGAGCGCAGAAGAACAAGCAACGTTGGAAAGTTTCTTTGCATAAAGTTGTGTACATTCGCGTAAACATGTGTTATAATTATACAAAATGGAGATATAAATGTCAGAAAATTGGGTACAAGATATTAACGATATGCACCGCAAATTCGGTGTACATAAATGGGTGTCTGAACAATTAGTTGCAGGCGATAAGGAGAAGCTATCAAAGTTTCTTGAGTTTCGTTTGAACTTCCTTCAAGAAGAATTAGACGAAACACGGTCGGCTGCTATCATGGATAAAAATCCAGAAGAAATTGTTGATGGTCTTATCGACCTTTGTGTTGTGGCTATTGGTACACTTGATGCATTTGGAATTGATGCTTATAAAGCATGGGATGAGGTACATAATGCAAACATGTCTAAAGAACCAGGAATCAAAGAGTCACGTCCAAACCCACTCGGGTTACCAGACCTCATCAAACCTGAAGGTTGGAAAGGTCCAGAACATCGAGGAAACTATGGGTATTTCTCTAACAGTCTTTAATTCGATATTCGATAATAAAACTGATAAAGGTCTAGAACTTGATAGCTTTGATGCCTTCGAGAAGTTTCTCTATAAATTATCTCAGATTAAAAAAGCATCTAAAAAAGATGCCGTACTAATATCTCCTGCAACGTACCAGCCTGGTACCACTCGAGCAAATGCAAATGTTGTTGAGTGGGCAGGCTGGTGCTGCGTTGATGTTGATGAATATGAATGTGATGGAGATTTACAAAATGATTTATCTAATAGGTTTTCTAGTTACCGCTTCGTTTGTTACAGCACTGCTAGCAGTACGGTTCATTCGCCTAAGTTCAGATTGGTGTTCCCTTTGCGAAAAAATGTGGATAGAGACTCCATCAGACATTTCTGGTATGGACTCAATATTGAACTCGGAGAACTCGGTGATCGACAGACTAAAGACTTATCACGCATGTACTATATCCCTGCGGAATATTCTGGTGCTTTCAACTTTATTTTCAGTCATGATGGCGACTCAATTGACCCTTATGATATTATGAGGAAACATCCTTATGCAGAAAAAGCCAACCTCAACAACTTCTTCGACAGACTCCCAGAAGAACTCCAAAAACAAATCATCGAACACAGAAAAGGAGGAATGGATAACACTAATGTGGTGT